ACGTGAACATATGGTTCTAAGATTCCAAGAACAAATGGGTGGATTAATGAAAGCTCAAGAAGGTCAGGTAGATCAAGGGGCAAGTTTAGGAATGATTATGTCACAATCAGCTCAACAAATATTACAAGCTAATCAACTTGCATCCCAAGGGGGATTAGCTAGTATTGAACAACAAAATATTGAGTTACAAAAATCTGAACTTGAATTAAAGAAACAAAGAGAGATGGTTGATGCACAATTCAAAGATAGAGAAATAAAACTTAAAGAAAAAGAAGTTGATATTGATGCTATGGTTGAAGCAGCTAAGATTCAAGAAAAAAAAGATAACGATTCAAATAATCTTACAGCTAAAGTTGTTATGGATTTGTTAAAAATGATTGACAAAAATAAGTTAAATGGTACACAAGAGTTACAAGCTGGTGGTGATGTCCAAGCTTTTAAACAAGCAGCCGACATGGCAGCCACTCAACAACAACCAACGATGCCTATGCAAACAACAATGACACAACAACCACAAAACTTTTTAGAGATGGCTAGACAGGCACAAAGTGTACCGACAGATCCTCAACCTGAAAAGGTACAAGAACAACAAGAAAAGGAGCAACCAAAGATGACTATGGGTAGATTTACATACGAACAAGAAATCGGACCAGATAGCACAAAACTTCATCATCCAACAAAAACAAGTGGAGTGACGATTGGTGCTGGTTACGATATGAAAGAAAAATCACAAGATACTATTCTTGAAGATATGGCTAGTATTGATGTTCCTCAAGATAAAAATGAAAGATTATCGTTAGCTTCAGGTTTATCAGGAAAAGAAGCTACTGATTTTGTAAAAGAAAACTCTGATATTGAAATTACACCAGAGCAACAAGAAAAATTATTTACAATTAGTATGAGTGATGCTTTTAAACGAGCTGATAATGATTTACAAAGTATGGGATATGATCCAGCTAATGTGTCTCAAGATAAAAAAGAATTGTTGGCTGATTATGCTTATAATATTGGTGGACTACTTAACTTTCCAAAATTTACAAATGCTTTAGTTAATAATGATTTTGATACAGCTAAAAAAGAATCAAAAAGATTTTCAGGTAAACAACCACTTACTCGTAGAAACAAAGCTACATTAGCTAAGATAGATGAGATAGCCAAAGGTGTTGGATAATTATATAACTGACCACGGTGTTGTTCTTCCAGATCCTGCCGTTAGTTTTGATGACGAAGGTTACAAACCAACTAATAATGACTATCCTCAAATTTACGATACGTTATTAAGAGCTTTACGAGAATCAAACATAAATTTATTTTCAATGGGTGTTAATGATTTATATAATCAATTAGAGCCTTCACCTATTTTAAAAAAACAACTACAAGCAGCTTTATCTGGTTTTGCATTATTACAGGCTAGTAAAACAATAAACTACAAAGGACCAAATAAATTTAGTGAATTAGGATGTTATGAAACTATTATTAACACGGATGAATTAGTTGATTCTTTAGAAAAAGATATAGTAAACTTAAAAGAAACACAGCCTACAAGAGATACACGATTCCAGGATAGAATCATGAGACTTCCTTTTGATCATGAAGTTTATAATATTTTAAATACAATTTATAACGATTTAAAATTATTACCTAAACCATACTTAATAACTGATGTTAATTTACACATCAGTGATAAAGACGATACATTTAACGAATACTTTCAAACAGATCAAAAACATAAACCTAAAAACGATTTATATACATTACATATAGATCCAAAATATAGTTATATTAAAACCATGATTTATCTTAATACTGTTCAAAGAGGTAATGGTCCTTTTGCTTACATACCAAAAAGTCATCGTTGGAAGTTTGATGATGTTGAAATGTTGTTTTGTAAAAGTAATCAACTCTCAAACACTTTGGCAACACCGGAACAACGAGCTGTTAATGCAAAGCTACCATTGTGGGCACGGAAGAACTCATACTTTTCTAGACAGTTTAAAAACAATACACAACAATCTGATTTCTTAACTAATAAACTAAAACACTTTACATCCGATGAAAGTAATTTTATATTATTTGAACCGAACTTTGGTTGGCATAGAGGCACACATGTTGATACTGGAGAACGGATTGCACTACAGGTAATTTTAAAACCACAAGGAGATAAATAATTATGAGATGTTGGCACTGTCATACAGAGTTAATATGGGGTGGAGATCATGATATTGAGGAAGAAGAAGAGGAGTATCTAATAGTATCAAACTTTAGTTGTCCTGGTTGTGGATCTCATGTCGATGTTTATTTTCCTAAAGAACCTAAAGGCACGGCTATAAAAAGCCATTTAAAATATTATGATAGCTAATCCTAATCTTTCAAAAGAAGTATTACAACGACGAGTGTTTAATCCGTACTATTATGATCTTCATATTAAAGAATTTTTAATAGGAAAAACAAAACCATATATTGATCCTAAAGGGACAGTTCTTGATGTAGGAGCTGGGGTTGGTCAATACTCTAGGTGGTTTGTTAAACATGCTGATCATGTTTATGGATACGAAGCTGTACCTGAAGTGTTTGAACAACTGTGTAAAGTTAAAGATGATTATTTAAATTTTAGTCCTTACAATCTTGCTATTGGAGAAAAAACAAAAACTGAAAATTTTTATGTAGATAATAAACGATTATCTAATTCATCATTTCAAAATTTAGTCGATGGGTATCCTATTCCTGTTGAAGTATCCACACTAGATAATCAACACCGATCTGCAAATAATATTTGTTTTATAAAAATAGATACGGAAGGCACTGAGCTTGATGTTCTTAACGGAGCAAAAGATGTTATTGAAAAACATAAACCACATTTAATGGTTGAGATATATCCAAAATTTAATAAGTATCCAGTTGAAACATCATTTAAATTTTGTTTTGATAGAGGTTATAGTTGTATGTATAACCATAGAGGTAAAGGTTTACAAACTATAACAGATGTGGAGCATGGAAGAAAAGTGGCACTCACAATGCCCGAAATAACTGATGGAGATTTTTTGTTTTTACATGGCAGTCGAACTTAAAAATAGTATGTTTATCCATGTCCCTAAAACTGGGGGACGATGGGTAAAACAGATGTTGTTTAATTATGTAGAAGGAGCTAAAGCTGTTGGTGATGAAATATATAATTCTCACAATACACCTCCTACACACAAACAAACCTTTGCCTTTTTAAGACACCCTATGACATTTGCACATAGTTTGTTTCATCATAGAGCTAGAAAAAAAGCAAATAAATATGGTAACAAATGGAATTGGCAAGAGGACATTAGACTTGAAAGAAAATGTAAAGCTGAAGACTACGAAACATTCCTGACTAAAATAGTAGAGAATAAAAATGTTGTTAAAGATTATTATGATCATTACACAATTAATAACTATCCTGATATTAAAATTGGATACATGGAAACTTTATGTAAAGATCTTATAATTATGATTGATGCTCTTGGTGAAAAGTTTGACGAACCATCAATTTACATGCATGGTAAATTAATTGTTGGAGGTCGTGATGCAGCTGGTCCTATTACTGTTCAAGAAGCCATGATAAAACAAGAGTATCTTGATGCCATGTATGAATCTGAAAAAGAATTATTTGAAAGACATGAAGTATGGATGCCGTAGCTAATTACCTTACAGAAAAACTTACAACGACAAAAAAAAATTTAACTGAGACAATATCGACTGGATCTTCTGCAAACTATGCTGACTATAAATATCAAGTTGGTATAATTGAAGGCTTGACGATTGCTCTTGAAGAGATTAAATTAGCAGAGAAAAACTTATACAATGAAGGAGAAGACGAAGAATGAAGGCAGCAGGATTAGCAACAACCATAGCAGGTAATGATGATTGGATTACAGACAAAGAGTCAGCTGATCCGAAAGTATTACCACATTTACCTGGCTATCATATTTTAATTAGACCCGTAGCTATTAGAGAAAAAACAAAAGGAGGTATCTTGCTTCCTGATAAATTTAAAGATGATGCTAAATATTTAACAACCCTTGGCCGTGTCTTAAAAGTCGGTGAGTTAGCTTATGCTGATCACAATAAATTTAAAGGACGAGCATGGTGCAAACCTGGTGACTATGTTGTTTATGGTAAATATCAAGGCGATAAGTTTTTTTATAAAGGTATTAGAATGTTGTTGTTGTTTGATGATCAAATACTTATGGTTGTTCCAGACCCAGCAGATCTTGATCCCAACTATTTGGATATAAAGAAGTAATACTATATAATTAGCTTATTGACGTAATCGTAACTCGTAACTGCGGAGAAAACATGAACGAAGAAAACACAAAAACACAAGACGACGGCTACCAAACTATAGACGTTTCAAAACCCCAACAAGAAGAACCAGAAAAAGACTACGAGGTTGAAGAAGAAGAAACTGAACAACCGAAAGTAGAAGCATCTAAAAAAGAAGAACCAACTGAGGAATCTAAACAACCAGAGGAATTAGAAGGTATTAATACTGCTGGTGCTGAAAAAAGAATAAGACAACTAATTAAACAACGTAAAGAAAGAGAAGAACAACTCGAAGCTCAACAACAACAGATTGCCGAACTTCAGTCTCAACTTCAAAACTCAACACAAAAGGTACAAGAGACAGAAAAAGCCAGTTTAAATAGTTATGAAAATCAACTTAAAGAAAAACTTAAACTTGCTGAAGAGGGTTACAAGAGTGCTTATGACTCAGGTGATAAAGATAAACTTCTTGAAGCACAGAAGTCTATTGCAGATGCAACTACAGAACTTAGAATGGTTGAAGCTAAAAGATTTTATATTGATGATCAAGCTAAGAAAGTTCAACCACAACAGCAAACAAACGGAGAAGCTAGGACTGCTGAACAACCACAACAAACACAACAACCACAAGCTCAAGCTCCTCAACAACCTCAAAAGTTACATAAGTTAGCTAGAGATTGGATCTCTGATAATAGTGAATGGTATAATAAAGATAGAATTTCTACACAAGCTGCTCATGTAATTAATGAAGATTTATTACAAGAGGGCTTTGATCCAGAGACAGAAGAGTTTTATACTGAGATAAGTAAAAGGCTAAAGAAAGAAATGCCTCATAAGTTTGGTCAGCAGGAAGAACCAACAAATAAACCTGCTCAAGTGGTGGCTGGAAAGTCACGTACTTCGGCCTCGTCTAAAGGTAAGATAAGACTATCTCAAGAAGATGTCCGTCTTGCTAAAAAGATGGGAGTACCACTTGATGTGT